GAACTTCGTAACACACAGCATTACACGGACGGAATTGTTCCGTGGTCATATTTGTCCATGCCTGCCGTATTAGAATACGCAGACAATCCAAAGGATTGGAAAACCCTTTGGGCTAAGTCAGAGCAACCACTTACTGAGGATGATACCCCAGATGAGAATGGATTCTTTGACCGATGGACTGGACCGCGTCTTACTGCGGTCCGCAATGAGGCTGGTCCCTCCAAATGGTCTTTGGTTTACCAGAACCTCGATATCGCAGAGAATGCAATCTTCGACCCGATGTGCGTCAGAGGCGCAGTCAACGGAATGAGAAAATCGGGTGCGTTAGTTGCAGGCGCTGCGGGTCATCCTGATAATGCACAGAACTTCTATCGCATTATTGGTATAGACCCAGCCATGTCTGGTGACACGGCAGCAGTTGCTTACGCAGTCGACCGCAGAACACACAAGCGCTATGTCATGGACGTTCACGTCATGAGCAGCCCCACACCTGCAGCGATTCGGTCTTTGATTCGAGAATGGACGGATGCTTACAAGCCTCATACTGTCATCGTTGAATCCAACGCATTTCAGCTTTTCTTAACCCAAGACGAGGAGATTAGAAACTTCTTGTCTACCCGCGGTATTAACTACCGCCCTCACTACACAGGTAATAATAAACAAGACCCAGAGTTTGGTGTAGCTTCTCTGGCTCCGTTATTTGGAACCGTTATTAAACGTGACGGCAACAATAACAACTTGAAACATGCTGGCGATAACATGATTGAGTTACCAGATGCTTCACGTAATGAACATATTAAAAAGTTAATAGAACAATTGGTTGTTTGGCAACCAGGAGTTCAAGGCAAGAGATTAAAGATGGACGCTGTGATGGCGCTCTGGTTCTGTGAAATCGTAGCCCGTGATGTTTTATTAACTTCAGCAAATGTGCCAAACTTTTTGAAAAACGAATTTACACCTCAGAAGCAAATTGAAGATAGGTACATTGTTAACCTAGATGATTTAGCTGCTGCACAGCGAATAGCGAGATTGTGATAATGAAAGAACTTGTACATGCATACGAGCAATTAAAGACTCGTAATGCTGAGCGCGATAAGCGCATGCGCGAAGTCGCCTTGGTCCGTTCAGGTAACGCCGACCAGGTATTTCGTGGTTTGTTCCCAGAGGGAACATGGTCTAGACCTATCATCGCCAACCTTATTGACGTGGTTGCTCGTGATGTTTCTGAGCAGGCAGGTGTACTACCTACCATAACGGCTGCTGGAGATTCATCCCTTGATGATTCACAGCGTACCAAGGCTGATAAGAGAACTAAGATTGCAAATTATTATGTTGCTTCATCTCGTCTTGGAACAGAGCTACTGCGTGGCGCAGACCAGTTAGGAACTTATGGCTTCTGTATTTTCAGAGTCGAACCTAACTTCAAGGAAAAAAGACCACACATCCATGTAGAAAACTCTATGGGTGCGTATTACGACATGGACAGGTTCGGAGAAGTATCTGTCTATTGCCGTTCTTATTATCGTAAGGCTGGCGATTTAGCAGCCAAGTTCCCAGAACTAGCAGACAAGATTCTACAGACAAGTGCATTCGGTCGTACCGACGGTAATGAACTTCTAGAAGTTGTACGATGGACTGACAAGAATCGCACCGTAATGTTTATCCCAAGTCGTGGAGGTGCAGTACTTGCCGAAACACCAAACAAAATCGGTAGAGTCCCAGTTGCAATTGCTCAGCGTCCTTCGCTTGATGGCGAAGTCCGAGGCTCATTCGACGACGTACTACCAGTCTATGCAGCAAAGGCGCGTCTTGCGCTTCTTACTATGGAAGCTGTCCAGAAATCTGTTGAAGCTCCTCTTGCTCTTCCCACTGATGTTACTCAGCTTTCCGTTGGTCCTGACTCAGTTATACGTTCTAACTCCCCTGAGAAGATTCGTCGTATCAATCTGGACGTACCTCAGTTCGCTTTTGCGGAGAACAATGTTCTAGCAGATGAAATGAAACTAGGAACCCGCTTCCCCCAAGCACGTGCAGGACAAGCAGAAGGTTCTATCGTTACTGGTCAAGGTGTCAAGGCACTTATGGCTGGGTTCGATTCACAGATTAAAGTTATTCAATCAATCCTTGGTGAAGCAATTGGCGAAGCAATCTCTATCGCATTTGCTACTGATGAAGCATACTTCCCAACACTATCTCGTGAAGTATCTGCAACAGCCAATGGAGTTCCATACAAATTAAAATACAAACCATCAATCGATATCAACGGCAATTACGGCGTAACAGTTGAATACGGATTGATGGCAGGTTTAGACCCTAACCGAGCATTGGTATGGGGTCTGCAAGCACGTGGCGATAAGCTCATTTCACGAGGAATGCTACGTCGTAATTTACCAATTTCGCTCAACGCTGGAGAAGAAGAGCGAGCAATTGATATCGAAGAGATGCGTGATTCATTGAAAGCATCTATCTCTCAACTTGCTGCTGCGATACCACAAATGGTTTCGCAAGGACAAGACCCGATGCAGATTGTAGAAAAGATGGCGACAGTTATTGATGAACGTAAGAAAGGCACACCGCTTGAAGAAGCAGTAGCCAAAGCGTTCAAGCCAGAACCAGCACCAGAAGCACCACAAGCGCCAGAGATGGCGCAACCAGAACAACCAATGGGTATGGGTGGCGGAATGCCACAGATGCCACAAGGTAGACCACCAATGCAAGAACTTCTTGCAGGTCTAACTGGTTCGGGAAATCCCAATCTAGCAGCAAGAGTAACTCGTCAAATACCAGCATAAGGAGAAAAAAATGTTTGGAAAGCAAGGAAAGGCAGCTAAGGCTCCAGTTCACCCAGGACACTCAGGCAAGAAGTCTGGTGGCAAGGGCGTAGGACTTGGTCAAGTCGCAAAAGCTCCAACACCTAAAGGCATCAAGGGCAACAACACAAAGCTTAAGTAAGGATAATCATGGCGAAGAAACCATATAAGTATCGCCAAGCCAAGAAAGACGCTAAGGCTGCAGCGAAAAGAGCTTTCCCAGGGAAAGTAAAAGCTGTACGCAAAGACATCACAGGCAAAATTACTGCTGAAGATAGACTAGCGCTTAAGGATATGGCAGATACAGCCAAGAAAGAACTTGGCAAGAATGCTTATCTAAGCAGAGCCGACTATGACGCTATGCAGAATAGAGAACTTGAAAAGTTCCGTCAGTCTATGGCTGATGAATTCGGCGAATACGGTGGCAAGAAAGCAGGAGAAGCGGAAGCACCTGCTAAGAAAGCCCCAGCGAAAAAAGCTGCTGTCAAAAAAGCTGCTGCTGCTCTCGAAAAGAAAGCACCAGTAAAAAAAGCTGCAGTTAAAAAGGCTGCTGTTAAGAAAGCACCTGCCAAACCAGCTGCATCAACACCAGTTAAGAAGGCTGCGCCTTCAAAGACAATGACTCGTGCAGAAAAGTCTGCAGCTAATAAGGCTGCATGGAAGAACATGTCACCTGCAGAACGCAAGAATTGGTCAGCTAATAAGCCAGCTGCTTCTGCTGTTCCAGCAAAAGATAGCGGTCTACGTAAATCACTAGGAATTTCTACTGATAAGTGGTCCAAGATGACACAGGCTGAAAAAGAAGCTGCTGTTAAAAAGTCTGCTAAAGTTGGAGTAGCAAAAGAAAAAGTAAGAATGGCTGATGCTGAAGCAAAAGTTAAGGCTCGCCAAGAAGCTCGTGCATCAGGAACAAAGCGTCCAACACTTGCAGACCTAAAGAAGAATGAAGCTAAAGGTCTTGAAGAAGCTAAGAAGCGTGTTGAAGCCAAGAATGCTGCTGCTAAGCCACGTACTAAAATTACCGTAGATGGAAAAACATCTGCACCAGCTAAACCAACTGCTGGAGCACAAGCCCTAGATAAGATGAAAGCGGAAGCTAGCGCTAAAGCTAAGGCTAAAGCTGCTAAGCCAAAGTTTAGAAAAATCAAAGGCACTGCTAAAGGCGGAGTTATTGGCGCAGTAGCAGGTGAAGTAGTTAGCTTAGCTAAAGGCTCAACCAAAAAAGACTTTGATGAACTTAATCGTCTTGAGAACAAACTTGCTCAAATTACTGGTAAAGGTAAGAGCAAGGCAACTGCGGGTCGACAAGGAATGCAACAGCAAGTATCTCAACTTGCATCACTAGCAACTTTAGGTGTTGTAGGTAAGACTCGTCGTCAACGTATGGACGAACTTAATGCTCTTATTGCTAAGGCTGAAAAGAAGAACAAGCCTAAAGAACTTCGCTATGGCAAGGATGGCTCATCACTTGTACCAGGAACTGCAGCATACAAGGCTGGTTCTAAGACAAGACCAACAGTAGCTTCTACTGGCGGTGGCTCAACTACAAAGGTTAGCGATAAATACACCGTAAAGAAGGGCGATACCTTGTCAGGTATTGCAAAGACTGCAGGATTATCTTTATCAGAACTTCGTGCAGCAAACCCTGACATTATGAAGAAGAAGAAGTACAAGCAGGGTTCAATGATTTGGTCAGGAACAAAGGTTAATATTCCAAAGAAGTAGGTAAATAAATGTCAATGATGCAACCTTCGGGTCCAGGTCCGTTCTCTAAGAGAACCGACCGCCAGGGAGCAAAACAACTTCCTAATGCTGCTTATGGCGAGCAAAAGGAATTTCAAGATATGCAAGCTGGTGCGCCAATGGCTAAAACACCTACACCGCAAATGCCACAGATAAATCCAATGGCAGGCGTAGTACCTTTAACAGCGCCCACCCAGCGTCCAGATGAACCTGTGACTGCTGGTGTGGACGTTGGTCCTGGTCCTGGTAGAGAAATCTTAGGATTAAAAAGCCCAACTGATAATCAATTAAAAGATTTATCAAAGCTGGCTAAATACATGCCATTGATGGCACAGTTTGCGGATTCTCCAGAATCATCTGGAACTATGAAAGCTTTTGTTAAGTATTTACGGAGCCAAGCAGAATGAAGATACTCAAGAAGTTCGAAGAGAACCTTGAACATCTTGGATTTGAAATGGCTCCAGTTGCTTGGGATTTAGCCAAGTTCCCCTTTGAATCCGACGATGACCGAATTTCATTATTAGAGGAACTAACGGCTAAGGAGGCTACACCTAATGTCCCTAACAGAATGGTGGAATGACCCTTCTATAGTCAAAGACCCTACTCAGGAACCAAAGCTTTCCAAGGTCGACAAGTTCAAAAAAGATAATACTAAAGTAGGAAAAGCAGAACAAGCAATTGTCCCTAAAGTAATGGGAGCAATTGAAGCAGGGTCAAAGAAACCTATTCTTGGTAGGATTATTAATCCAGCCATGTCAGCACTTAGTTTTGTTGGCGAGAAAATCGTACAACCAGTAACTCAAACTGTTTCTGCTGCATTACTTACACCTCAAGCTGTTGCTAAAGGCAAGGGTGGCTTAACTGAAAGCTATCGTTTCTCAAAGAAGCAAGCTGAAAAGATTTCTATGGGACAGGCAGCAGCTAGCGCTGTTGGTAAGATTACATCTCCTGTTCTTGGCGACGTAACTAATGCTACATTCCTTGATAAAGACTTTGATGTATTTGATGACCGTCAACGTGATAAAGCATTCCGTGACGAGTGGGCTGGAATCCTAGCCTCTGGCGTTACCGATTTAGCACTTGCTGCTCTTGGCACTAAGGGTGCTGGTTTTGCCGTTCGTGGTACTGCAAAGAAAGTTGTTGGTCCAAAGCGTCTTGCTACTACAGACGACATGGATGTATTCAGAAGCGAACTAGATGAGATTGTTGCACAGAAGGCTTTGCCTGTAGAGCAACAGACCAAGACTGGTCTATCAGTTCTTGTAGATGATGCGGTTAATGAAACAGATTTAACCAAGCTTGCATCGAACCCACTTGTATCTGAAACATCTAACCCATATAGAACTGCGACAATTATGTCGCGTCTAGATAACCACCAAGATGTGGCAGATTATCTGCTTGCAGAACGTGGAGATACTGCTGCATTCCAAAGATTCTTTGAGCGCAACCCACTTGCAGCAGACCACCTTGATAACTATGGAATTACTGCTACAGCACCAATTGATAACTTTGCTAGCATCGGATTAGATGCACTAGACCCAGCTCTTACATCTAGATATCAAAAGATTATTGATGCTGTTAAAGTAGAAGACCCTAACTTTGCTCGCGCCTTAGATGACTTCATGGAGAAGGCGCAGATGGGTGTTATCGAAAGCTACCGCCCAGGTCGTTACGCAGCGCTAGAGCAGATTGGCTTAGCCAAGAAGAAGATACAGTCACAGGCTTTATACGGTGACCTTAAGATGTTTGGTCAAGATGCCGATGGTGGTTGGAAAACTCAGGTTTACCAAACAGGTGTCTATGACAGAGCAGTACGCCTTATTGCATGGACTGGCTCAGGTCGTCCACAAGGGTATATTAATATTTCCAACCCACGTAAGTTTGAAGCAGCCAACGATTTATTGTCTGACTTAAACCGTCTTCAGTTCCTTAAGGGAGTAGAAGGCGCACAATACAAGCGTCGTATGGTTGAGATGTTCCTTGATGCACAAAGCGATACCCAACGTGCTATTGCACTTGGTCGCATCGAAGAAAGCGTCATGGGTCGTCTTGCTAAATACTATGGCATTACAGATATGCAAGATGTTGGCAACGTCAAGGACGCTGTCAACCAGATTAAGAACTGGCATATTCGTATGAACCAAAGCCGTGACAGCATCAAAGAGTATGCTGTTAAGAATGGTTTTGTTCCAGACGAAAACGGCGGAATCAACGTACAGAACTTCTTGTCTGTATCGAATGAAGCACAGAATCTTCCAATGCTTGACTTCCGTAGACTTGAAACTGAAGTTATCTTCAACGCTCGTCGCGTTGCAGGTAAGGGTGCAAAGGTTACCCAAGGTCAATTCTATGGCGCGGTAGCGTCTAGAACCGCCATGAATGTTGGTCAGTTCCTTGACTTAGCTAACATGGTATTTAGCAACTTGAACCTACTTCGTCTTGCATACATACCAAAGAACTCGATGGTAGACCCATTTGCTCGTGCAAGTATGGCTCTTGAGTCAATGGAACTTGTTAAGAATGCAATTCCTGGCGCAGACAATGTTGTATACAATACTGGTCTTCTTAAAGAATCTGTTAAAAAATGGATACCTGGCAGCCCTGCTGCCAATGCTCGTAAGCAAGCTAAGGCTGCACAGTTCCGTGTAGAAAAGTATCGAGCAGACCTAGAACCTAAGATTACAGCACATGCAAAAGCTGAAACAGTTTATGATGACTTAGATAAGTCATTAACAAAACTTATTGCAGCACGTGATAAGGCTAAAGCCAAAGCGATGAAGAGCAATGATGCTGAGGTTCAAAATAAATATTATGAACTTGAAGACAAGGTAACAGAGTTACAAACTAAAGTAGATGACGCATTCGATGAGATGAGTCGCCTTGCTGATTATATTAACGGCACTGCTAAACTTATTCAACGTGAACGTAAAGACTGGGCAGAGTTTGCTAATGCTCAAGGAGATTTGAAACAAAAGAAACTTCTTGGTCAAGAGGCTGAAGTTATCGAAGTTAATGGTCAGACATACACTCTTCAAGGATTAGCTGACCCTAATGTTCGCGGTGCTAGCGCATATATGTCAGAGATTGATACCGCTACTAACTTCTATGCAGCATCAATGCAGTCAGAAATTTCACGTAGACTTCGTGCAGATGGTGCTCGCTTCGTAAAGATTCCTCGCAAGAACCGTGAGGAATATATGAATGCGTTGGCACATATTGCCAACCGCCAGGTTCGTAACGAACTTGAGTTACCAGTCGGATGGATGATGAAGGGCGAAAAGTCCAACGCTGAAATCGTAGAGTGGCTATATAGCCCAGCTGGTAAAGAATACAGACTTCGTATTGAAGAACGCTTTGGCGATGATATGCAGGCATGGGTAGGACAAACAAGAGAAAAACTCTATGCGATGTATCCAGACCCTGACCTTCGTAAGATTATTACAGAACGTCCAGTAACTTACCAAGAAGTAGATGCAATGCTTTACGGCAGGACAGACCTACTTAAAGAAATTGATGGACCAAGCCTTAAGCTTTCTGACTTGACTGGCGCTGAGCAAGTTCTTGCTCGCGTAGGTGGAGCAACTAACGCAGCATGGAAAGTTCTTTCACTTACTGAAACACGGTTGGTTCGTAACCCATTGTTCTTGTCTTACGCTCGTGACGAAATGAAGACGCTGATTAGTGCAGCACAACGGTCTGGTATTGATGTAACAGAAGCCGTAGTAAATAATGAAATCCGTCAGGTTGCATACCGTAAGGCGCTAAGTCGAGTTGAAGAAACGCTTTACTCATCACGTCGTCTTACCAATGGTATGTATACGGCACGTTATGCAATGAGCTTCCCCTTGGCTTTCTTCAACTCCCAAGCAGTTGCGCTTCGCCTATTGGCTCGCAACCCAATGAATGCTTATTGGTACAACAGTATCCAGCAAGCGTTCGATAAGTATGAAGCTTATGAAGACCAAGATGGAAACACTTATTCTTCAATTAAGGATGTTCCAGCTGGAGTAGCAGTATCTGTTAAGTATCCACTTCCATTTGGAAATAAGTTACCTGACTGGGCTAAGACAGCACTAAAGCCATACTCAGATGCTCGTGGTGGTGGAATTAAATTCAACCCTAAGCAGATGGAATTTATGGTCGCAGACCCATCTATCTCTTGGTTTGGCACAGCAGCAATATCTGAAATCATTGATAACGGATTCGGTGTTGGTCCATGGAAACTTTATGGCGAACAAGTAGCAACATCTCTACGTGAAACACTTGGCGATGATGTTTATGAATCTACAATTCTATATGGTGGTTATCCAGTAGAAGGTAAGAATCTTGCCGAGAAGGTAAAGAACACAATGGTTCCAGCCTACCTTCAGTCATTGATTGACTCAGGTAAGTTGCCATACCCAATTCGCGCAGCGTTCTCCCTTATCGGACTTGAGAAGAGTGAGCGATTCACTGATGAGGTTTACGCCCAATGGCGTAAAGGTTTCTCTGAGTGGGTAGCAAACGGTCGTGTTGGTCAACCACCTACAATGGAATCAGCTGCTAAGGCAGCAGGTAACATGGCATTTATTAGGTCTGTTGTTCAATTCAACGCACCTATCTCAGCAACATTTGACCCAGTAACTCGTGCTGCTACCTCATATTATGCAGACTTAGTCGAGATGGCTAATGGCGATTACGATATCGCACAGAAGGTTATGATTGAAGAGTGGGGAATGGATTCCCTAGCACTTGTTGGGTCTAACCAAAAGAACGTTGCAGGCGTAGCTGCAACAATGAATGATATTAAAGTTCTTCGCAATAGCACAAAGTTGCTAGAGGAACTTGGTAATACCAATACAAAGTATGCTGGAATGTTGTCATCTGGTTATGGTGATATTGCAGGTACTGGTAGTGGACCAAATGATTACTCAACAGAAGTAGCTTCTATCTATAAAAGAATGAAGTTTGCTGGAGGGTTTAATAACCCTATTACTCAGAAGAAGAACGAAGACGAGCTAAAGAAGTCAACACAGGCTCGTGTTGGTTGGGCTGAGTATCAGAAGGCTGTTGATTGGCGCAACGCCATGATGAAGCAGTATGGAATTGCCTCAACCTATGAAGCTAGGTACGAATACTCTGGCATCAAGCGTGTCTTTGACGACATGGTAGATGACATTGAGAATGACTACAAGGGCTGGGTAGAGCAACGCGACGAAGAACGTAAAGACTACTGGAATGGAACCATTGCAGCAGTCGAAACCATCTCCAAGAATCTTGATTGGAGAACGTATGCGTACTCAACTGGCAATACCAAATGGGAAGAAATCGCTTTCTGGGCAGGTAAGGCTCGTAACTTTAAGGACGAGTATGACCGACCAAACAATAGCGATGAAAGAAAGTTGTTACTCAAGCAACAGTTCTCACAGTTCCATTATGACTTCTTACAGACAGCATCTGATGAATTTGATGCATTTGCCACAAGATGGTTAAACAATATGCCAGAACTAGACAATGAATTCGTGGTGACAAAGTGAAGAAACCAAAGCGTTCGGATTACCCAAAGGGTAAGATAGGCGATAAGCAGTATCAAGCAGCATTGATTGAATACGAACAAGCGGTCAAGGATGCAGAAGCTGCAAAGAAGTTAAACATTGCTCCTATCAAGCTTCCTGGTATTGACCCAGAGGCTGGTGTTAATGATGTTCAAGCCAAGTCTTGGTTTAAGTACAGTGCAGCCACAGCTAAAAAGGGTAGTGAAGTTCGTAAATACTACGAAAGCTTTATTGCAATTCTCAAGAAGGCTGGTATACCAGAAAAGAAATGGCAGTCCGTATGGGACGATGCTGTTGACTGGGTAGGAACTCCTGGGTCTGGCGCAACTGGCGACCCAAAGATGTATCTCAATGTATGGAATCCAGCAAGTTACACAGGTGGCGAGGGTAGTACCAAAAAGTATGGAACCCAAAAAGTTCGTACTGAAACTACAACACAATACAGCCCATCTAACGCTGCAGATTATATAAATAAAACTTTTGAATCTGAGATTGGTAGAACTGCTACTAAAGAAGAGATTGATGCCTACAGAATGGGCGCTAATGCTGCTGCCAAAAAAGAACCAAGTATCTATGATGGGTTTACCACTACTACTGGTCCAGCCAAAGGCGCATCTTTAGGAACCACAACAAGTAAGGGAACACAAACAACTGGTTTTGACCCTGCTATTTATGCAGCTAACTTTGCTAGAAGTCGTCCAGACTTTGCGGAATCTTTTGCAACAAAGAACTTCTTGAAGATTATCCAAAGTCTTCTTAAAGACCCTAATGCTATCGGAACGGTGGTTGAGTAATGGCTGAAACAAAAGTAACAGTCAGGTCTGGTCAAACACTTAGTTCTATTGCCAAAGCAAACGGAACTACAGTTTCTGCAATTCTTAAAGCTAATCCAGCACTTACAACAAACCCTAAGTATAATAATGGTAATACATTATTTGCTGGAACTAAGATAACAATACCTGGTTCGGGCTCCACCCCTATGACTAATAATTTTCCTGGCACAAGCGATTGGCGCAGAGGAGAAGAAGCTTCAATGGCTGGGCTTACCCCATCACCAACAGCTTCACCAAATCCTTTTACAGATAATCTAAGTATGTCAACTGACTCACCTACCGCAGTTCCATTGACAGCCGATAAATTATCAATGGCTATGCTTCAAAAAGCATTTGGAATTACTGCTGCAGTTATCAACAATGACCCAAGTTTATTAGCTGCACTTAATAGAATTCTTGGTGTTGACGGTGGTCCAATGATTACCGACCCAGCGCTACAAGAAGCTATTGTTAAAGGCACATCTTGGTATCGTGACCAGACAGATACTCAACGCCAATTTGATTTTGCTAAAGCAACCAACCCAGGTCAGTTTGCTGCAGACCTACAAAAGAATGCAAGTAATATTGTTAAACAATTTGCCTCTATGGGTTTACCTATTAGTGCTTCTGAGGCAGTCGAATATGCCAACAATATGATGAAGCAAGCCATCATCAAGGATGGCAAGGTTGTTAGATTCGACCAAGATTATCTAAACAAACTAATGGCTGACTCAATCAAGTTTGTTAAGACAAACTCTATTGATGGTCGTGTTGTCTACACTGGTCTAGCTGGAAAGCTAGAAACCATGGCTGGCAAGTTATACGGCATGGCTCGTGATTACGGATTCCAACAGACAACATCTAATGCAAGCTTTGATAAATGGTTTGAAGCAAGCATGAAGGGTCTAGTTGCTGGAACCCTTAACCCAGAAGATGTTGATAATGACCTACAGGCTAGAGCAAAATCATTTGCTCCTGGCTTGGCTAAATTTATTGACCAAGGTCAGACTCTTCGTGAGGCTGCAGACCCATGGCTTAAAGCACTTGCAGATACTTGGGAAATGGATATTGACCAAGTTGACCTTAATGATGATTATGTACAAAGAGCTATAAACATGCAAGATAAAGACGGCAACTTCACCACAATGAACTTGTATGACACAAAGAAACTTGGACGACGTAGCGCCAAGTGGGATACAACCCAAACAGCAAAAGAAGAGAAGACTTCTATTGCTTCACGTATTCTTAAAGACTTCGGATTCCTGGGGTAAACATGGGAGCATATGACGATTTTCGTAATTCAGTAGTTTCTGTACAAACTGCTGCACAGCAAGATGCTGCAGAGAGAGCTCGCTTTTCTCAAATGCAAGCTGCCAATGCTGCTTCTCAAGCTGCAACAAAACAAGTCCCAGTAACAGTAACTGTTAAACCTGGTGACACTCTTTCGGCTATTGCTAAAAAGAATAATACAACGGTTGCAGAAATTTTAGACTTAAATCCAAAGTTTGAATCTAACCCTAAGTATAAGGGTGGAAACATGATTTGGTCTGGCACTACGGTAAATGTTGGATATAAAAATGAAACAGTAACCCCTTCACCAACACCAACTGCTTCACCGAAACCAACTGCTTCGCCAACTCCTAGTCCTTCACCTACTCCAAGTCCTACCCCAAGTCCGACTCCAAGTCCTACCCCAAGTCCGACTCCAAGTCCAACGCCTTCACCTACACCTAGCCCGACACCATCACCAACTCCATCACCAACTCCATCACCGACACCAACTTCTAGTCCAGCTTTTGGTGGCGACTCTAATACTGGTGCTGGCGGTAGCGGTCCTGATGCAGCAGCAACAGGTGCAATTCTTGAACAGATTGCTGCGCTAACTGCACAGATTGCAGCTATGCAGGCTGCTGCTGCAGCTGATGCTGCAAAGCCAAAGGTTACTGGCACACGCACAGTTCGTAAAACTGGTGGCGTTGTTGAGGTATATCAGCAAATGTCTGACGGTTCTCTTGGTAATTTAATTGAATCATATAAAGACTTTGGTGCTCGTGATTCAGTTATGAAGATGTTTGAGAATACTGGTCTTGGTGACACGTTTATTAAGTCACTAATGGATACCATAGACAAAGTATACGAAGACAACATCATGCCTACTGATGAACAAATTCTTAATACTATTTATACAAGCGATGCATATAAGACACGGTTTGCTGCTAATGAAGCTATCCGTAAACGCATATCAGATGGCAAGGGTCGTCCTGGTGACAGACTTCTAGCCCCAGCAGAATACATTGCTGCTGAAGATGGTTATAGAGAAATCATGCAAGAAGCAGGATTACCAGAAATGTTCTATGACCAACCAGAAGATTTAGGTAACCTTATTGCCAACTCAATTAGCGTTGGTGAATTCACCGCACGTGTCAACATTGCACAGAATGCGCTACAAAAGGCAGACCAGCAAATTGTTAAATCACTTAAAGATTACTATGGCTTATCCTCTGGCGACTTGGTCGCCTATCTTCTAGATAACGAGAAGGCATTTGATGCTATCAACTCTCGTTACCAGTATTCAACAGAGCAAGCTAAGTTAATGTATACCTCTGCTGAAGTTGGTGGCGCAGCTGCTCGTGCAGGATTTGATACAGGTATCTCTAGAGGCTTTGCCGAAGAGATTACCAAGGCAGGTAAGGCAGATGCTGCCGAACGTGCCTTCCAAGGTGCAGCCCGCGAACAAGATGATTACCGACGCTTGATGTCACTGTATGGCGAAACCGCTGGTACAGAAGACTTAGCACGTGAATCACTTGGTCTTGCAGGTGGTACTGAGGTTGGTATCAAGACCAAGAAGCTTGCATCAAGAGAACGCGCCAAGTTCCAGCAACGTGGAGCAATTGACCGCGCATCGTTAGGTTCTCGTTTAAGAACACCTGACGTTTAATAGATTCCGTCCCAGACCCTCCAGCCCTGGTGATGTGTATAAGTCTGGAAGTCATCACGTCTACGAATCACTACCCCTGGTGAGGAGTACGTGTGGTGCAGAACCCGATGAGGGTTTAACTACTAATAAAGGGAGAAAACAATGGCAGAAGAATACCTAGAGTACGACTACGAAGATGAAGACAATGGCAGTGGAACTGACCTTGTAAAGAAACTTCGCAAACAGATTGACGCACTTTCTAAGCAAGTCAAAGAACGTGATGAAATCCTTGCAGAGTTCACTACACAAAGTCACGAAGCATCTGTTGGCGAAATCCTAGAAAGTTTCGGACTCAATCCAAGAATCGCAAAATTCATCCCAGATGAAATTGAAGCGGACGAGGATGCTGTCGCACAATGGTTAAATGAATACGGCGATGCATTCGGTATCGAAGCCGTTGAAGAAGGGGATTCGTCCCCTGACGCTCAATCATATGAGCGAATGTCAGACTTTGATAATGGAGATATTGACCCATACGTGGGTCAGGACTTAGCTTCTCGTATTGCGAACGTAGGTTCGCCAGAGGAATTAAGTAATCTACTCAAAGGCTGATACGTCCACAATCAACCCCAATTAGAAGGAAATCATGCCTACTACACCAGCAACGTCAACAACGACATCAACGATGTCGAACTTGATTCAGACGGCGTATGACAAGTACATTGAGTTTAACCTTCGCTCTGAGCCAATGTTCCGTAAGTTTGCGGACAAGCGCCCAGTCGATGTAACAAACCCAGGTAACACCGTCGTCTTCCAGGTCTATCAGGACCTATCACGTGCAACTACTGCACTAACTCAGACACAAGACCCAGACGCAGTAACACTTAACAACACCAACAAGGTGAATGTTACAGTAGATGAATACGGCAATGCTGTAATCACAACTGAGCGCTTGGCTCTTGAGTCACTTTCAGCAATTGACCCAGCTGTTGCAGACATGTTGTCATTCAACATGCGCGACTCTCTAGACTCTTTGGTCTGGGGCAAGCTGACATCTCTTGCAACAATGCGTTACACAGGTACAACTTCTGCTGATGAATCAACCATCAACGGTGAGAACGTATCTTCAAGCACCACAGCTGCATACCTAACCGCTGCTCTTGCACGTAAGGGTGTTGCCAAGCTTCGTGGCGCAAACGTACAGCCACGTGAAGGCGGACTCTACACAGCACTAATTCATCCAGATGTATCTTATGACCTTCGTTCAGAAGCTCAATCATCTGGTTCTGCTGTATGGCAGTTGCCTCACACCTACACAGAGGCTGGCGTTGCCAACCTTTGGAATGGTGAAATCGGTATCTACGACCAGGTTCGTTATATCGAATCTCCACGCTGCGAGTCAATCTCTGGCTCAGGCACTTCAAAGGTATACGCAACTGTTCTTCTCGGAAAGCAGGCTCTTCTTGAGGCTGTTTCTTACGAGCCAAAGACAGTTATCGGTCCTGTGACAGATAAGTTGATGCGCTTCCGCCCAGCGGGCTGGAAGGGACTTCTTGGATGGAACATCTTCCGTAAGGAAGCACGTTACGTCATCCAGACCAAGTCAAGCATCGCATCTGCGTAGTTTACAAAGTGGGAGGGGTGGGCAACCACCCCTCTTCACGCAAGGAGAACAATGGCTAAAAAGAAAAAGGCTGAAGAACTACCGTTAGATTTCTTTACGCCACTCCAAGAGTATGCACATCAAGCACATGAATTGTATAACTCTTTTGCACAAGCAGGTTTTACAGAAGGCGAAGCGTGGGAACTAATGGTTCGTCATCTGCCCGATTGGGAATTAGAGTCACCAGAATTTACAGACAAGGATGAAGAATAATGCCAATGGTAGAAGGAAAGAAGTTTCCATACACAGCTAAGGGAATTGCTGCAGCCAAGAAAGCTGCAAAGAAGCATGAAAAAACTGAAGGCAAAATGGAAAGAAAAGTTGAATACGGCAAGAAGATGGCAGTAAAGAAGCCTAAGTTAAAGAAGAAGTAATGTCGTCTGGTAAGTACAAGTCAAAACATAGTTTTAACCCAATACAGATTAAAGATGGAATGGTTGTTCGTCTTCGTAAAGATGGACGTATCCAGTCGATACTAGGAAAAGTCGGGGAGTATAAGAAGAATGGACCCAAGGCTAAAGAGGGCGGGAGTAGCGGGGTTTAATAAACCCAAGCGCACACCCAGTCATCCCACTAAATCCCATGTTGTCGTAGCCAAGTCTGGCTCACAAGTAAAGACAATTAGGTTTGGTCAGCAAGGTGTATCAGGCTCTCCTAAGAAGGCTGGAGAAACAAGGTCTTACCGCCAACGTCGCCAATCATTCAAGGCTCGTCACTCTAAGAACATAGCCAAGGGTGTTATGTCCGCAGCATACTGGGCAGACAAGGTGAAGTGGTAATGGCAAAGATATTTCGTGGACCAACCATGACAATCAAGCTTGGTCTTCAATATGACCTTTGGTTTGTTTCTTATCCATGGGGCAAGACAGTTGTTAAGAAGAATGGAACTTGGTCAACCATAGTTTCACCACAAGATAGTAGCTTGGCTGATTATGACAAGGTGCTTCGTGGTGGATATGACAACCCAATTACTGACGCAGAGGCAGCAGAGTTAACTGCTGCAGGATACGGTGAATACATTGTCGAAGTGTAGAAGTGGATGTACAACTCAAGACCATGAGTCTTGGGGAGATTGTCTTCGTGCAGCTAATTTAAGTATTAGCAATGAGCATGTATCAGCCGATATTAAAAATACAGATAAAGAATTGAGCGCATATCGTGAGGCTCGCAAGCAGGGAATTCAACCTGCTTCAACAAAAATGAAAGACATTCAAAAAGCGGTCAGAGCATCTGACCTTATTGGAAGGGCAGCGCAAGCATAATGGCAACACTAAACCAGCTGACCGAACAGACCCTTGGCGAAGTTAATTCTTACGTCAAGAACCAAGAATCCGTTACGGTTATTACCAGCGCTACAACCGCTGGCGACGCAACCATGTTGGTTGATGATGCTACTGCGCTGAGCAAGGGCATCGTTGAGATAGATGATGAACTAATTTACTTAAAGAAGATTATTCCGACTAGCGGTTCTATCCAAGTTCTTGGAACTACTGGCAATGTTATTGGTCGTGGCTGGCGTGGAACTACAGCAACAAGCCATGTAGTTGGTTCGGTTGTAAGAAACAACCCAATCTTTCCTCGCAATCAAGTTAAGCGAGCGATTAACGAAACCATTAAAGCAATGAACTTTCCAGTTATTACATACCATACATTTACTTTTAATGGTGCTGATTACTCATACCTACTACCAGATGCGCTAGAAGATATAACTGGTATCTCATGGGATGTTCCAGACTCAACAGGCGTATGGCAGATTATTAAAAACTATCGAGTCGATAAGAATTATTATGACACTGACACTTCAACAATCAAGCAAGCTTTGATTCTAAAAGAATCACCAATGCCTGGTCGTACAGTCAATGTTCAATATACAAAGTTCCCAACAGTCATTACAGATAACCAAGAGTTAACTGCTAGTGGTCTTCCAGCATCTTGCGAAGATGTCGTTCGCTTTGGTGCTATGTATCGCCTACTTACAACAGTAGACCCTGGAAAGGTTACAGCAACTGCAGTATCTGCAGATGCTCTCGACCAACCAGTCCAAGCTGGTGCTTCTACCAATGCTGCAAAGTATTTGTTCCAGCTTTACACCGTTCGTTTAGCAGAAGAAATCGCTAAGCAACAAGCCAACTTCCTAAACACAATACAGTATACGAGGTAATACATGCCAACAATTGCACGTTATTATAGCTCAACCGCTGCTAAGACAACACTGTCTAGTGCTATTGACGCTAGCACGACAAGCACAAGCTTGTCGCTGGCTGCTGCTTCTGGTTTACCATCGCAGTATCCATTCACACTTATTCTTGAAAAGGATACCGCTAACGAAGAAATCGTAACGGTAACCGCCCTTGTTGGTACTGCATATACGGTAACTCGTGGTGTTGATGGCACAAGCTCCAAGGCACACTCGGTTGGCGCAATTGTAGAACACGGTGTTTCTGCATTGGACTTCTCAGATTTTCGTACACATGAGGCTGGCACATCAGCACACGGAGTAACTGGAGATATTGTAGGAACTGGCGGAGCACAGACCCTGGCTTCCAAAACACTTACATCTCCAACGGTAAACACGCCAACTATTTCTGGTGCAACAATCAGCGGTGCGTTTACTTCTACCGCCACAATTACTGGTGGCACATACTCCAGCGCAACTTTAGGTTCTGACCTATCTGCTGGTGGATTTAAGATTACAAACCTTGCTACACCAACAGCACCAAGCGATGCTGTTCGTAAAGATTTTGCTGATGCTCAAGTTGCTGCTGCTGCGACATCCGCAGCATCTGCTGCAACCAGTGCTACCGCAGCAGCAACCTCTGCTGCATCCGCTGCAACGTCAGCCACATCTGCTGCCAACTCAGTAGCAACTATTCAGACATCTGCTACATCGGCTGCAAACTCAGCCACTGCTGCAGCAACTTCGGCAACCAGCGCTGCTGCATCAGCAACTGCTGCTGCCACTTCAGCAGCCTCTGCTCTTACATCTCAAACAGCAGCAGCCACATCTGCTACCTCTGCAGCAGCATCCGCTACTGCAGCAGCAACCAGCGCATCATCTGCTTTAACTAGCCAAACCTCAGCTGCTACTTCGGCAACGTCTGCTGCAGCAAGCGCTACCGCTGCTGCTACCTCTGCAACTTCTGCAGCCAATAGTGCAACCACTGCTGCTGCGTCCGTTGCTGCTATTCAAACATCCGCAACTAGTGCAGCCAACTCAGCTACCGCTGCTGCTACAAGTGCAAGCTCTGCTGCAACATCGGCATCAAGTGCATTAACATCACAGACATCTGCTGCAACCAGCGCTACAAGCGCTGCTGCAAGTGCAACCGCTGCAGCAACAAGTGCTACATCGGCAGCTGCTTCAGCGGTTGTTGCAAACGATTGGGCAACACTTACTTCTGGACCAGTAGCTGGTGGAGAATACTCTGCTAAGTATCATGCTCAGGCTGCAGCAACTAGCGCAACCTCTGCATCTACAAGTGCAACATCAGCACAAACCTCTGCCTCATCTGCAGCAACATCTGCATCTTCGGCTGCTACTTCAGCAAGCTCAGCACAGACTTCTGCGTCAAGTGCAGAAACTATATATGACCAATTCGATGACAGATACCTTGGGTCTAAGACAACCCCACCAACGTTGGACAACGACGGCAACACTCTTCTAGTCGGTGCTCTCTACTTCAACTCATCAACTGGTGAGATGTCAGTATGGACTGGTTCTGCTTGGGCTGTAGTTAACTCAGCTAGCGCTTACTCAGCACCAACGCTTGGCTCAACTCTTATAGTTTCTGGAACAACAATTGGAACCTTAAATGGTTTAACCAAACTTGTATCAGCAACATATGCATCACTCGATTCTAACTCCAAAGAAATAGACATAACGCTCATGAACATCATGGGCGCGTATTAGAAAGGTAGTAACTAATGGCTACGACAACTAAGGTGCTAGCTAGAACCGCAGCAGCGACATCTAGCGCAACACTATACACAGCTCCTAATACGAGCACTCTGGCAGTGGTGACCAATATCGTCATTGCTAATACTGCAACTTCTCAATCGACTGCGACTATTGCAATTGATGGCGTAGTGGTTGTGCCAACAATCAAAATAGACGCTAACGGAGTGGTTGGTTTTGATATGAAGCAGGTTATACCTGCTGATGCAACACCTAAAACAATTACTGGTTATGCCTCAACTACTGCAGTAAATATTCATATTAGCGGAGTGGAGATTAACTAATGTCATTCCAGCAATATCCTTTTAAGGGTGGTATACCTTCTGGCAATACAGCCAATCGTCCTACTAATCCAGTTATTGGCGATACTTATTACAATGGACAAGTAGAAGCATTAGAAATTTACAATGGTACTACTTGGAAAGTAGCAAAAACTGAGGGCTTTCCACCTGATGCACCAACAATTAGTAGCGTAACAGATGCATCAACGTCTATTGCCTATGCATCAACTGCTGGAAAATTAAGTGTTACTTTTGCCCCAGCAGGTACTGGTGGTACGCCAACTCAATACAATGCATATACCACAGTAGGTGGGCATAGCGGTTTTACAACAGTAGGAACTACTGTAACAATTGAAGGATTAACACCTGGTACTGCTTATACTGTTTACGGTAATGCTCAAAATGGTAGTGGAACTTCTACTAACTCAGCCAATGCTGCACCAGTAACTCCGACAACACTTCCACAAGTTCCAACTATTGGTACTGCAACTGCTTCAACTTCTGCTAGTGAGGTAACAGTAGCTTGGACTTTAAATAACAATGGTGGTAAAAATATTTCTGCTATCACTATCACTCCATTTCTTAATGGTACTACTGCTGAAACTTCTCGTACAGCAGCAACAACAAGTTCCACTTCATACACATTTACATCAGGTCAATTAACTGCTGGTTCTGCTTATACATTTAAAGTAAAAGTAACTAACGCTAATGGAACTTCTGCTGACTCAACTGCTAGCAATTCCGTAACCGTAGCATTATTTTTTACAGTAGATTATCTTGTTGTTGCAGGCGGTGGTGCTGGTGCTACTGCAAAAAACAATAATACTGGCTGCGCTGGCGGTGGTGGTGGTGGTGGGCTTCGTTCGTCATACACAGCAACTGGCGGTGGCGGTACTTTAGAAACAGGACTATTAGTAGGTAAAAACACAAACTATACAGTTACTGTTGGTGCTGGCGCAGCAACCACAGGACCAGGTGCTAACTC